TTTTTAAACTAGTTATTGTGCCTTCTAATTCTTGTATGTCCTGTAGTATGTCGTTCATTATGCCCTCATAAAAGTTTTGCATTTGTGCCTGTAATGATTGTTAGTTTCTTCATAATACTATTAACATCGTCTTTTGTCAACCAACCTCTTACAGAGTCACCCTGTTCAGTAATTCCTGGAAGTTCAATTTGGTTGTCTTCTTCAAACACACTTATCTCATATAACCCTTCTTTACTTCCATATGATATATCATTTTGTACAACACTTAGGGTATATTTTCCAAATCCAAATCTTGCTTGATAACCAAAAGGTACCAAAGTACTTCTCATCATATCTGGATGAAACATTTTTATTCTCCTTTGTCTGTCAATAAACCTTGTTCAACACTTTTAATATGTTTACATTTACGCCATGCCGGGCAAGTACATTCCCAACCTCTATCATACATAGTGACAGTATATTCATCACCTTTACTACCAATTACGGGCCATTGTACACCAACTAAATGATGTCCTCGGGTTTCCATTACTTCTGAGGTATGTGCCATTAGTCGTCCCTTTCGCCAGAACCATAATCAATAACAACAGGAAATCTAGGGACGCCATCGTTACTTAGTTCAAAGTACCTGCATGTTGCCCAATTTACACTGTCTTTTGTTTTTAGTAATTTAGCAAGTTTATCTTGTGAACCTCTAACTCCACTACTAAATTGTGTACCGTCTGCAAGTTCAAGTATAAACCTTTTTGCATACCCTGCCCAATTACCATTGCCTTCCTGTATCTCTACAACTTTATATTCTTCTGTAATGAACTCTTTTCTCTTTAGCAAGTTTTTAGTTCTCTTAAATTCATAAGAAGTATCCTGCCTAATCATCTGACCTTCATATCCAGCAGTTGTATATTCGCCATATAGTTTATCTATGTCAGCTGATGTATTTGCTATGTCATATTTTACTAAAACTATACTATTGCCTGAAACATTTTCACTTATCCACTTTGCTCTTTGTGTAAAAGTCATATTTGGATTTGCACTATCAAACATATCATACACATGATACTGTACTAATTCAGCACTTTCTGCTAATTCATCTGCACCCAAGTTTACTGTCTTTCTTACTAAACTTGTAATTTTTTGAAAGTTGTCTTTAAGTTCGTGATTGTAAAGTTCACCATCTAATGTTACTGTAGGAAATTTTTTAATAAAATCTGCTAATTGCTCTGCAATATGAGGAACTGCAACAATCTCTTTATTGCTTCTACTGTAAAGTCCTCTACTGTTTACAACCATTCTAATACCATCTAGTTTAGGTTGTGTGTATCCATTTTCTACAGGAGTTTTTGTAAAATCATGTGCTAACATAGGCTTAAAAGCAGTATAAGAATCAATTGCATCAATATCTTCAAAATACTCTTTTTCTGTTCTTTTATCCCATTCTGCTTGTGCTTCTGCCTTTGCTTGTGTAATATTTGTAGTGCTATTTGCTCTGCCTACATTTTTTGCTTCAGTAATAAACCATTCACTAGTAACTTTTTTACCATCCTGCAAACCCGAGATAGTTCTTGTTCCTGCTTGTGTTTCATCTAAGTTCCAACCATACTGCATAGTCCACTCACGTACTTTTCCAGTAGTATCTCTTTTGTATAACTTAGGTAAATTGTAAATTGTTTGCATAATTGGTCCTCTTCTCTTTTCTAACTATATAATTACTATAACATAGTTTAGAGAAGTGTCAACCTACTTTTTAAGAAAAACTTTAAAACTTCCAGGATTATGTGGAGCACTACTGCATGATTTTGTATGCGGATGATTGCTTACCCATACGGGAAATTCTTTCATTATTGCACCTTGTCCAGTAACAACAACTACATATTTTAGTTTATTATAGTAAGCATCTTGTATTTTACTGTTAAATACACTCCATGCACTATGTATAGGAAGTCCATGCAAATCAAGTTTCATACGTTTATTTAATACGATAAATAGTGTATAAGGAAAAAATATGCCACGTATATCACTATGGAAAGACGGTGCTCACACCAACGATTATAGATTCTTTGATAGAAGAATTAAGGAAATGTTTACTGCTGGTGGCACTGGCTTAAACGTACACAAGTACCTTGGTATTCAAAGCCAGGGACAAAGTGATGATCCTAGTCAACCAAACTATGTAGAACCCGATCCACTGGGTATACAAGATTTTTTATTTTTAGAAAATAGAGATAGAAAATACGATCAAGACATTTATAGTCTTAGAGGTATTTACAGTGTTACAGATACAGATTTTGATTTAAGTCAATTTGGATTATTTTTAGCAAACGACACACTGTTTATTACATTGCATGAAAATGATATGGTTAACAATATAGGACGTAAACTTATGCCAGGTGATGTAATAGAACTACCTCATTTGACAGACTATAGTGCATTAGATGAGAGTGTAGAACTTAGTCTAAAACGTTACTATGTAGTACAGGAAGGCACAAGACCTAGCGAGGGATTTAGTCCTACGTGGTGGAGCCATTTATGGCGTATTAAATGTACACCATTAGTAGATTCACAAGAATATAATGATATACTAAATGTCTTACAAACAGATAAAGACGGAAACGAAACTACAAATACGCTACGTGATTTACTTAGTACATATAATAAAGAGTTAGAAATATCCAACAAAGTTGTTGCAGCTGCTGAAGCAGAGGTTCCAGAAAGCGGATATAAGACTGATCAATATTATGTTGTGCCTACAGGTCCTGACGGTACACCACTAGAACCAAAAGGTGTGAATGCAGACGATACACAACTTAATGCAGACAATACTGATGCAAGTGCAGATGCTAGAAGAATCACACCAGAAAATACTAATGCGTATAGCGGATACTTAGTAGGTGATGGACTTGCACCTAACGGTGAAAACGTAACAATGGGAACAAGTTTTCCTAGTGACTCACAAGAAGGTGATTTTGTTTTGAGATTAGACTTTTTACCAAATAGACTATTTAGATACAATGGATCACGTTGGGTAAAAGTAGAAGATGATGTACGTAGTCCACTAACTCCGGGTACAGGAAATACACAAAGAGACGGATTTATTAACAATACTGGCACGTTTGTTGCAGATGATGACACTGTACAAAATAGTAGACAGTCATTAAGTGAAGCACTTAAACCTAGAGAAGATTAATGCCACAACAATTTTTCTATGATCAACAAATAAGAAGATTTCTATTACAATTTATTCGTGCTTTCAGTAACTTTCAAGTTGAGTATGGTAAAGACAGAAATGGACTTACTACATTACAAACTGTTCCTGTAAAGTATGGTGATGCAACACGTATGGTAAGTGCTATTGTAAGAGAGAACAGTGAAAATAAAATATTACCTACTCCTATGATAAGTTGTTATATTACTGGACTAGAGTATAATCCAGAACGTAGACAGGATCCAACTTTTGTAGACAAAAAACATATACGTATGAGAAAGTTTGATACTAATACAAATAGTTATACTACACAACAAGGAAACGCATTTACTATAGAAAGAATGATGCCTGTACCTTACACACTACAAATGAGTGTTGATATATGGACAAGTAACACAAATCAAAAACTACAATTACTAGAACAACTTCTTGTTCTTTTTAATCCTGCACTAGAAATACAAAGTACAGACAATTACTTGGATTGGACAAGTTTAAGTTATATAGAACTTGCTGGAACACAGTTTACTAGTAGATCAATACCACAGGGGGTTGATGATCAAATAGATATTGCAACATTACAATTTACAGTGCCAATATTTTTAAGTGCGCCTGCAAAAGTTAAGAAACTAGGCGTCATTAATAAAATTGTGGCTAGTATATATGATGATAATGGTGGAATAGCAGACGGTGTGATTGACGGAGAATTGCTACTAGGTACACGACAAAAGTTCACACCAATGAACTTTGGTATAATATTACTAGGCAATACTGTACAGATACTAGATAGGAATGAAACAACAACGAATAAAGTAGACTATAGTCCTTTAAATGATCCACCAGAAAAAGTTGGAACAGATGACGTAAGTTGGGCAGCACTTATAAATCAATACGGTGAATTACAAAGTGGCATAAGTCAATTACGTTTAGAAACTGGAGGCACTGCTGAAATTGTAGGCACTATTGCATTTCATCCTAGTGATCCTCATAAATTACTGTGGACAGTACAAAGTGATACTATTCCTACAAACGATTTACCTGCTATAACAAAAATTATAAATCCTCTCAAAAGTGGACCTGATGCAGGATTAGCAACTGCTGCAACTGGGCAAAGATATCTTATACTAAATGCAATTGGTGATAGTTCTAACACTGATGGTCCTGATGCTTGGGGAAGTTTAGTTGCAAGTGCAAACGATATCATAGAATACAATGGTACTGATTGGCAAATTGCTTTTGACAGTAGTGCTGAAGAAGGCATACATTATGTAACTAATACTACTACAAATTTACAATATAAATGGACTGGTACAGAGTGGATCAAGTCTTATGAAGGCGAATATAAGGCAGGCGATTGGTCTATAGTATTATAATTAGTCTGTTGTTTATACTTGCACCTAACAGTATAGATGCAGGCGGAAAAATCTATCAACCCAAAGGCGATAGTAAATACTATAGTAAGCCACTTACAAAAACTCAAAAAGAAAGACAGGGCTTAATTAAAAAACCTAAAATGGTCACTTGTATGCTTAAAAAAAGAATGAAAGCAAAAAATGGTGACGAAGTTTGTATATATCAAGGACAGAATAGAACTTATGAAATGGCAATAGAAAAAAATTGCCCAAGAAAATATAAGTGTCTATATAATCCATATGGTGATGAACCAAATATCTATAGTGTAATCGAAGGACTGAATGAAGCAGCCAAATAATCAAATTAATCAAAGTGTAGGTGCACTTTTTTTAAGCAAAAAAACCAGCAGATACTTGTTTGTACTACGCAGTGGTGCAAGGTATGACAGCACCTGGGCATTTGTTGGCGGAAAAGTTGAAAAGAATGAAACTGAATTTACTGCACTTCAACGTGAGATAGTAGAAGAAATAGGCTTTATGCCACTTGTTCTAAAAACTATTCCTGTTGAAAAGTTTACAAATAGTAAAAATAATTTTACATACACTACATATGTTTGTTTAATAGAGGAAGAATTTGTGCCTAAATTAAATGAAGAACATAAAGGTTATGCTTGGAGCAAACTAGATAGTTGGCCAAAGCCATTACATCCTGGCGTTTTTACAACATTTCAAGTAGATGAAATTATAAGCAAAATTAAAACAATAGAAGATACAATGTGTAACTTATAGGTTACCTTGCAATTGCTCCTAAACTTGCCAAACTATAATATTGGTTGTATGTTATCTCTTTGACATTAGGACACCAGTTGTATTCTTCCGGCATAAGTCCAAGATCTTTTGCAACATAAAAAAATTCTACATCATTGTACGTTAAAAATATTTTTGTACAATCAGATATAAATTTATTATTTGCACCTTCTGTATTCACTGCACGATAAGCTTCATGTGTTTCAAAATATATATTATCTTCAGGCATACTATATGTGGTCATTCCTATCATATATATTTTTTTATGCCCGTCTGCACACGCTAATCTTAGTGCCAAACTTCCTGTATTTCCTGTGAATAATTGAGGATATAGATAAAAATGACCTTCGTGTTCTATTATATTTTTTACATTACTGTAAACTATATTGTCTTTTGTATATTCAGATAGTGCCAGGTCATCACATATTTGTTTGTTAGTACATATTAAAAATGTTGGTGAAAAATCTTTATATAGTAAGTTACAACCATATGTTTGGCCTACACTTTGGGCTCCATGCTCGCCGCCAGTTTGTCCTGTAAGTAAATTTAGATCAAAACCTTGTCTACTAGTACTATTTCCTATAACGTGTGCAATACCGTTATGTGAATTGTTCATAATAGTTTTTTCAACCCAAATCATACTATTTGGATCGTTTCTGTTTTTCCAACTTACGTTATGAGATACTGTTTCACCAGTGTAATCTGCGGTATAAAATTTACCTGCAGGCATTATGTCCTGCCTACTACAACTTCTATTACGTCTGTGCCTGCACCGGTTTTATTTTCTAATGCTTTACCTATTACACTACCAATATACGGATTACTTTCATCACGCCATGCTTGTGCATGTCCAGGTGTATCACTAGCAACCATTAAATCACCTTTCCGTATTTCACCAATAACTTTACACGGAACACGCCCTAGTAATGCTACTGTAATACCATCACTGCTACTGTTCATTAAATATGCAGGATCAGTACTTACAATACCAGCAATACGTTTATCATACTTGTTTGTTGATTGTGTAACTTCTTCGTCACCACCAAAAACTAGCAAAGTACCAGCATCATAGTCTGCATCACTTGTATATTTTTCTGCCAAGTCAGCATACTGTGCAGCACTTGCTGTTGTACTTAATACATTTGTACTTGGATTGTAACTTAGTCCTGTATCTGTTTCAATACCTTGCGTTCCCGTAGCTCCGTCTACAAAAGTAATGTATACTGTTTCATTAGCAGTATTGTTTGCTGAAACTGTAACATTAGTTGCAGTAGTTGCAGTAGCACTATTACCAGTACAACTTCCTGAGCTACCACTTGCGTTACCTGTTAAGTTAGCAGTGATTGTTCCGGCACTAAAGTTGCCACTTCCATCTCTAGCAACAATTGTGCTACCTGTATTTGAATTTGTAGCATTACTTGTAATTGTTACACTACCACTAGCACCACCGCCTGATAATCCTGTTCCACTTACACTAACGTTGGTAATATCACCTGTATTTGTGGTAAATCCTGCATCATTGCTAAAGATACTTAATCCAATTTCGTTTGCTGCTTTGCGTCTATCAGCACCTGCATCAAGGACTATAAATTCATCAGTGCCTGTCATCGTGGCAGTCATATCTGTAAGTTCACTTAGGTCAACTGAAAGTGTGTGAGAAATACCTTCTCCTGAAGTTGCACCACTTGATGCTATACCAGTACCTCCAGTAATTGTGCCAACATAGTTACCAGTTGTGTCTGTTCCTAGAGCAACACTATTAGCAGAAACACCTGATGCAGTTGTTGCAGTTGTTGCGTTTCCACTTAATGCTCCACTAAAAGTAGTTGCGGCTACTGTGCCAGTGCTTGGGTTATAAGTAAGACCACTGTCTTGATTAACTGCTGTTAGTGCACCACTAGTTGAACTTGCAAAGTAAAGTAAAAAGTCAGTATTTGTACTAGTATCGCTACTGATTGTAGCACCAGCTGCTGCCCAACTTAAAGTTCCAGATCCATTAGTAACAAGTGCTTGACCATTTGATCCGTCAGCATTAGGAAGTGTCCATGTTATATTACTTGCAATTGTAGCAGGTCCTTGAAATGCTACCCAATTACTACTGTCACTGTCTGCAAATCTTGCGTCTGCTTGTGCATTAAATGTAAGAGCAGTTCCTACTGTACCACTATTAACAGTTGGACTTGTTAGTGTTTTGTTTGTTAGAGTTTGTGAACCTGTTAGTGTAGTTACTGTGCTATCTATTGCAAAAGTTACTGTGTTTGAACTACCACTTGTATCTATACCTGTACCACCAGTAAAAGTTAATGATTCACTATCTAAATCAATAGCTAGAGCACCGCCACTGTCTGCTTGAAAGTCTAAATCCTGTGCAGTAACTTGAGAATCAACATATGCCTTAATAGACTGTTGAGTTGCAAGTTGAGTTGCACTATCAGAAGACATATCATCTTCATCTAAAACTGCAGTGCCCGAAACACCAGTATTTAATACTGCACTAGTCAATGTTTTATTTGTAAGTGTTTGTGTTGCAGTATTCTGCGTCATTTCAAAACCACCAGCAGTTGACCCATCATGTATTCTAACAGTATCAAGAGTAGTATCAATACTAATTTCACCTGCGGCACCTGTGAAACTATTGTTTTGACTAGTAGTTCCTCTACGAAATTGAAAAGTTGTTGGCATGTTTTGCTCCTATACCTTATTTATTATGTTAGTACACCCATATCAAAAGGACCTTCTGTACTACCAACTGGATCCATTAAACTAAACACACTACCCAAATTTACACCAAATGCATCTGTACCACTTGCTTCAAACGGTGTTTCTTGTGTAGTTTGTGCTACATTAAAACTTAAATCAAAATCACCTTCACTACCCGGACATGTTGTAAAAGTACTGTTTGGATAACTAGATCCGCTACCACCGCCAGAACCAGCATCTTCCCATGCAAGTGTTCCAGCACCGTTTGTACTAAGTACTTGCCCGTCTGTTCCATCGCTTGCTGGAAGTGTCCAAGTGAGACTACTTGTTATTGTAGCAGGTGCTCTAAATGAAACATAATGACTGCTATCACTATCATAAAACTCTATCTCTGCTTGTGCATTAAGTCTAATGTCTGTACCAATCTGTGGACTGGTTAAAGTTTTGTTTGTAAGTGTATCTGTTGTAGCACGACCAACAAGTGTATCTGTGCTTGTAGGAAGTGTTATTGTTCCTGTATTACTGATACTACTAATTACTGGTGTAGTTAGTGTTTTGTTGGTTAGTGTTTGTGTAGCAGAATCAACTACTAAATTTCCAGCACTTGCTGGAACAGTAATTTCACTTCCTCCAGACGTTAATAAAAGATTTGTACCATCTGAACCAATAGCTTCATTTGCATCTACAAATTGTAGTTCTACTGCAGGAGTGCCAGTTCCGAGGTTGGTTAATACAAAACCAGTGTTATGTACATGTGTTAATCTTATTTCAAAATTAGCACCTGCGTATACGGTAACGGCGTTATCAGTAGTCTTAGAACCCCAAAAGTAACTACCTTCTACGCCATTATTGAACCTAGCGGTGCCGGCTACAGACATATCTAAGGTGAGGGCAGTGATATCTGCACCACCATCGGTGCCTTTGAATATGATATCTGTGTTATTGCCTTGTGCATCAAGAGTAATACTTCCGGAAGTTGTAGTAATGTTGACTGCGGCATCTCCAGCACTAATATCATCTGCAGAAACACTACCTGCAGTACCAGTTACATTGCCTTCTATATTTGCTACTAGTGTGCCAGTAGTAATTGTAAGATCACCTGTGCTTGCGCCTGTTGCAGTGGTTGTGCCGACAATAAACTTATCTGCACTCTCGTCCCAAGCAATGATAGCATTATCGCCAGTACTGCCACGTTCCATAACAATACCCAAGTCATTGGCATTACTGCTTGCACCTGTATTAAGTTCTATTAAACTGTCGCTGACAACGCTGTTTGTAGTACTAATAGTTGTAGTTGTTCCATTGACTGTTAAGTTACCTGTAATGGTTGCATCACCACCAACTGAAAAACCATATCCTAAACTAAGTAAACCTGTGTCTCTATCTATAACAAAAGTATCATCATACCAACTACCACCAGTTCGTCTGGTAATATAAAAGTCACTGTTGTTGTCCATACCAAACGCAAGACGCTGATCTTCGTTAACTGCAAAAGTTACAGTGGTATGTGTAGCAGTACTTGGATTTAAGTATATGTCTGCTTGCGATCCGTCTATTCTTAGAGCGCCTACACCGTCATTAAGACTATTAGCAGTAAGTCGTAATGGAGGCACAGTGGTCTGACTTGATGTCAAACTCAATCTGTCCATATCAATAGTGCCGCCAACATACAAGTTTTCTGCAATACCAACGCCACCATCTACTATCAATGCACCTGTGGTTGTGCTTGTACTTCCTGTTGTATCATCAAAGTTAACAGCACCAGATACTGTTAAAGTACCGGTTATACTACCATTGCCAGTACCACTGAATGCATTTATAGTAGGACTTGTAAGTGTTTTGTTTGTAAGTGTTTCTGTACCTGCTAGTGTTGCAAAACTACCATCACTTAATGCACTATTAAACTCTGAAGTTGTACCAGTAAGCGTCCCTTCACTAAGATCAAGTGTAAGTGTATTACTAGCACTATCTATGGTTTTGTTTGTTAGTGTTTCTGTTGCAGTAATCAAACTCACTGTGCCTGTAGCATCAGGAAATGTAATAGTTCTGTCTGCTGTTGGGTCAGTTGCAGTGATTGTAAGTTCGTTGCCGTCACTGGTACTGCCTTCGATTCTAAACTGTGTGCCAAACTCCAGTGTACCACTTACGTTTGAGTAAATCAGTGTAGGATCATTTTCAGTGTAATCTGTTTCAACACTTGACTGCTCACTGTTCTGTGTTGTATTAAAAGTTACATTGGCACGTTGATCATCTGATCTTGGAATAATAGTTGCTTCAACGTTAACACCACCATATAGGTTAGCATTATGCACATATTCAAACGCTAGAATAAAGCCAGCAGTAGTTGTTTCTTTTGTCCACAGTTTTGGTTCAATAAATCTTGTGCCATTGTGTTCTTCATAGTAGTTACTGGTAAATGAAAGATCTGGTAATGTGTTACTGCGTAGTGCACCTGTAAACTCTACAATCTGATAGTTACTAGCACTGGTTGCAGTCATTCTCAATCTAAATGTGTAGTTTTGAGCATCTGCACTAGGTATGATTGTTGCTACTTTTTGATATTCACCTTGTGTAAAATAACTACCACTACTTGCACCAGTGTAATTTTGAACAAAGTCTTGTTGTGTAGCATTTACATATCTTGTTTCTAAAAACTCAGGAGCATTACTTCCGCTTTCAAAAGTAGGTGCCCTTAATGTTTTATTTTCTAATGTTTGTGTGCCTGTAAGTGTAGCAACTGTGCTATCAATAGCAAGTGTTTGTGTGTGATCACCACTTGACGTTGATACTGTGCCTGATAAACCAGTACCTGCAGTAATGTTTACTGCTGTTATATCGCCGGTTGGTACAGAAGAAACCTGTGTATCTACATATGCTTTTGTGGCTGCATCTTGATTAGCAGTAGGATCGCCCATACCTGTAATCTTGTTTGTGCCCATTGCTAAAGCACCAGTCATTGTACCTGATGATGCTGTAAGTCCTGCTACTCTTAAATCTGCATAACTAGAAATAGTTACGTTACCACTGGTAGTACCATCTTCTGTAGTATTAACTAGTACAAATTCGTCGGCACTCTCATCATATAGTAAAGCAACATTAGTATCGCTTCCTCGTTCTACTACAATACCTACATCTTTGTCTGCACTACCACTTTGACCACTATTTAATCTTATAAGTGGATCTGAAATATTGGTGACATCAAAATCTATTTGTGCAGCTTTTGGTCTAGTAAACGCCATTTAGAAATCCTTAATTAATACTGTATTTATCTATTATTAGTAGTCAAAAAAATAGCACCCTAAGGTGCTATTCAGTATTAATTTTTTATGTTATTACATCATTAATGCTAGTACTTCAATTACGCCTTCTCCGCCTTCATGAGCTTCAATTGCCTTACCAATTACTGTACCTAATACTGCATTATTGTTAGCCATTGCCATACCGTTGCCTGCACTTACCATTAAGTCACCTGCTGCAACTGCACCTGTTACTTTACATGGTACACGCCCTGCTAGTGCTAGTGCAACACCTTCTTGGTCTGCATTCATTAAGTGTGCTGGGTCTGTACTTACAATACCTGCTACTGTTCTACAGTTTTCTGTATCACAAGCTGCAAGTTTACCTTCACCTGCAAAGTGTACAACTGTACCTGGCTCAATCTCTGCATCTGCTGCATACATCTCAGCCAAGTCAGCGTATTGTGCAGAACTTGCAGTTGTGCTTAGTACGTTTGTGCTTGGATTGTAACTTAGTCCTGTATCTGTTTCAATACCTTGTGCTCCTGTTGCGCCATCTACGAATGCAATATAAACAGTTTCGTTAGCAGTATTGTTTGCAGTTACATTAACGTTAGTTGCAGTTGTTGCTGTAGCACTATTACCAGTACAACTTCCTGAGCTACCACTTGCGTTACCTGTTAAGTTAGCAGTGATTGTTCCAGCACTAAAGTTACCTGAACCATCTCTAAACACTATAGTAGAACCAGTGTTTGCGTTTGTTGCGTTTGATGTAACAGTAAATGTTCCACCTTCACTGTTAACACTTCCACTTATACCATTGCCACTTGTAGCACCTTGTTGTACATAGTTACCTGTTGTATCAGTTGATAATGCAACACTGTTAGCTGCAATTGTTGCTGTTAGTGTAGCGTTACCTAGGTTTGTTAGTGTTGCTGATCCGGATAAATCACCAGCAAGTGTTATAGTTGGATCACTAGTTGCAGTTGTAACAATGTTAATCGCCGCACTTCCATCAAAGTTTGCAGTACCAGTTACAGCACCACTTACTTCAATTGCTCTTGTTGTTTCAAGTGTAGTTGCAGTTGAAGCATTTCCACTTAGAGCACCTTCAAAAGTACTTGCTACTACTGTACCACTTGAAATAGTTAAGTCACCTGTGCTTGCACCTGTTGCAGTTGTTGTTCCAAAAATAAACTTATCAGCACTCTCGTCCCAACCCATAAATGCGTTGTCGCCAGTTGATCCACGTTCTATTACTATACCACTGTCATTTGCATTAGAGCTAGCACCATTGTTTAGTTCGATTAAGTTATCGCTTACTACCATGTTTGTAGTGGCAACTGTAGTTGTAGTGCCATTAACTGTAAAATCACCAGTAACAGTAAGATTTTGACTCATTGTTACATTACCACCTGAGGAAATAGCAATAGCGTCTGTGTCACTTGCACTACCAATGTTGCCACCGTCTGGTATAATTAAAGCACCTTTAAAAATAGCACTTGTTAGTGAGCCAGTACTTGGATTATAAGTTAAGTCTGCATCATGATGTACTGCTGTAACTGCACCACTAGTAATATCACCAAAGTAAAGTTGCTCTTCAGCATTTGTAGTTGTATCACTTGTAGTTGTAGCACCTGCTGCTGCCCAACTTAATGTACCACTTGCATCACTAACTAGTGCGTAACCACTTACTGCAGCATCTGCAGTTGGCAATGTCCAAGTAATGTCACTTGCAACAGTTGCTCCTGATTGGAATGCAACAAAGTTACTAGCATCACTGTCATAAAATCTTATGTCACCTTGTGGTCCAAGTAGTACATCATCAATGTGTGCTTCTGCCCAACGGTTAGCTGCACTACCTAAGTCTCTACTGCCATCTGTGTCTGGGATAATATCTGATCCTATTTCAGCACCTAATGTAATAGTGTCTGTATTAGCATCACCAAGTGTTATATCACCATTTGCAGTAATATCACCAGTAGCAACAATGTTTCCTGTTACACTAAGTTGTGTACTGTTAAGGGTCATTTTTTCACTACCGCCAATATCAAAACGTATTATGTCTTCGTCTGCACTTTCTTCAACTTGTACCTGTGTATCACCATCTGAGTCAGCTAGTGCAGTAACAGTTGTTGTAGTAGTAAACTTACGTACTTCAATTAAGTCACCACTTGCAGGAGCAGTTGTAAATGTTAATGTTGTGCCACTTATACCATAAACAGTTGTTGGTTCTTGTACCACACCGTTTAACATAACAAGTACGCCAGCAACTGTATAACTGTCTGAACCACTTAATGAACTTAATGTAAATGCTACAGTACTGTTATCACCGTTGAATGTTTGTGATGTTGCTAGTGTAAAGTCTGAACTAATACCTGCCCAACCACTATTGTCATAGTATTCAAGTGTATTACTAGTTGTATTATAACGGAACATACCAGTTACGCCTGTTGGACGTTCGCCAGTTGTACCACGTGCTAGTAATATTGCACCTGTGTCATTAATATCAAGTATTGCGTTAGCATTTGGTGCACCACCAATACCCACATTGTCCTGACTTGCATCAACTGTTAATAATCCAGTGTTACTATCACCTTCTACAACAAAATCAACGTTTGCACCTGCTTCGTTAACACGTATTGAACTAGTTGCAGTACCGTCAATCTTTAGGATACCTGTACTATTGGTAATAGTTGTGTCTGTACCATCATGTCCGATTGTAAAATCTGTACCAGCACCAATTTCAAGTTGTTTATTGTCAGCTGCTAATCTTATATCTTCAACAGTTGTAATAATACCAGCACTTGAAATACTTGCAGTTGAACTGTTAATGTCTAAACTATTAGCATTTGTTGCACCTGTAAATGTTACGTCTGTACCATCAAATGTCATTGCGGCGTTACCAGCAATTACTCCACTACTACTGAAAAGTAATTGTGTGTTTGATACGTTAGTTGTAATTGTACCTGAACCTGAACTTATATTAATGTTACCATTAGAAGTAATATTACGGATAGTTCCAATGTCTAAGTTAGCATCTAGTACAAGTGCTTTGTTTGCAGCCGCAGTACCGTTTGTAATACCGTCTAACTTTTCTAAATCAGTTTCGTCCATATCAGCTGAGCCAATTACAAATGAACCTGTTGTTGTAACATTACCACTTGCAGTAATTGCAGCTGTTTTAAGTGCAGCATCTGTGACTGTTAAATTTCCAGTTGATGCACCTGTTGCAGTAGTTGTACCGACTTGGAATGTGTCTGCACTTTCATCCCAGATAAAAGCTGCATTGTCGCCTGTTGATCCACGTTCGAAAATAAATCCTAAATCATTACTATTTGAACTTGCGCCATTGTTAAGTTCTATTAAACTATCACTTACAACACTGTTTGTTGTTGATAGAGTAGTAGTTGTACCATTGACTGTTAAATTACCAGTAACTGTCAAATCACTGCCAACTGTAACATCATCTGGTAAACCAATTTGTATTTGGTTGTTAGTAACTGTTGTTTCAATTTCATTAGCAGTACCTGCAAAAGTTAGTGTATCAGTACCAACTGTTACAGTGTCGTTAGAGCCACTGTCAGCACCAATAGTTAATGAACTACCTGCACTAACCTGTGTATCAACATATGCTTTTGTAGCAGCATCTTGGTTTGCAGTTGGGTCTGTAACATTAACAATTTTACTTGATGAAACGTCAAGAGCACCTGACCCTTTTAGGTCAATTGTTAGATTAATATTTGTATCACCACCTGTTGTTTCAATTTTTGGATGTCCACTTGCCGCGGCATTGTGTATATCTATTTGATTGACTGCTGAGCCTGTGGTTTGAAAAATTATTAATTCATTACCGTTTGCATCTGCAATAAATCCTGCATCAGCAAATTTTGGTGCAGTCAGTGTTTTATTTGTTAATGTTTTTGTTGTACCAGATAGATATGTATCAAATGTATCAACATTTGTTACTCTCATTGTTCCACCATCATTAGTAATGATACCGTCACCTGACGCTACTGCAGTTGTTCCAACAGTTGCACCACCATCTATTAAGTTAATTTCTGCAACGGTTGCTGATAATGCAGTTGTTCCGTCATTCAATCCACTAAATTTTATTGTGCCTGCCTGAAAGTTTGCATAACTGCTTATTGTTACGTTTCCTGAAGTGTCACCGTCTTCTGAACCAACGTTAGCAGCCACAAACTGGTCTGCACTTTCGTCCCATATAAGGGCATAGTTGTCATCGTCACCTCTGTTTATAAGTAGTCCTGAGTCAACACTTGCACTTCCTGTTGCTTCAGCACTTAATGCAATTATTGCATCTTCTACTCTTGTATTTGTTGTACTAACACTAGTAGTTGTACCACTAACTGTTAAGTTACCAGTAACTGTAAAGTCACTACCATATGATAAGTTGTTAGCAAGTTTTGCACCTGTCACAGCATTATTTGCTATCTTACCGGTAGTAACGTTTAAATCCGTTATCTGATTGGTTTTAATTCTTGTGATGGCCATCTAGTTTTTCTCCGTCCAAACGTGGTATATTTACTAAACGTATTTATAGCATTTACTGAATTTTATAATATAGCCACAAAAGTATTAGGGCAAAAGTTATGCCTTTTTAGGCATAACTTGCTAATTTATGTGGAATATAAAAAACTTTGAACAAGTTTTGTGGTGGTATTTTACGAGGGTTAACACCAACCTCGACGGAGAACAAACCCTAGTAGGTTTGTAATTTTATTTATTATTGTTAGTGGAAATCTACCCAACCGCCGTTAGGAATTTATTTGTTGTAATATTTTTAAAGTTTTGACATTAGGTGCCATTCGTTATCATACCAATAATACATTCTATTTGACTGTCCACTTCTGGATAATCCTACTCCACCAGAAGCAGTTATCGATGGATCTGATCCACTTCCGAAAGACTTATGAATTAGTAAAATAATTTCACCATTTGCATTTCCATCAGGTAAGCTATAATAACGGATGGTACCATCAGGCGTGTTGTCAAATATATATACATTTTTATTTGCTGGTAGTGCAGTAGGACTTCCTGAGTTAGTACTACCTAAAACAGTTTGGACATGAATGTTTGTAAGGCTCAATCTGTTACTAAACTGTGAAGAGTTCGAATTCACGTTTACAAGTTCAGTTCCAGAAACATCAAATCTTATAGTGTCTTCGTCAGCACTTTCCTCAACCTGTATTTTAGTATCACCGTCAGCATCTTGAATATTGCTTGTTCTTACAACTGTTGTATTAGCACTAAAAAAATTACGCACTTGTATTTTATCAC